TATCGAAGACGCTGAGTGTTGAACCGACCTTGTCTTTGGCCCGGCCCGCGAGTTTGTCAGACGCCTTTTCAATGGCGCCTTGGATATTTAGAAGAGCCTCGGCGAGAATGTCACCGTCACTGTCACTAGGCACTGAGTGCCGATACCAGTTCAGTTTCGTCGGTAATCAGACTGCGGAGGTCTTCGAGTTGATCTTCTGCATAGGAAAGCGCAGCGGAGATCTGATCGATCATCGCTTCTCTCGCTTCCCAATGCTCTGTCGTGTCCATACAACGAGTTTCCCAAAGGACTGGGTGGTCCTTTAGGAGGGTGCCATCCGGTACGATGTTGGCTATGGAAACAGACCGTGAAGGCGAGTGGTGGGACGACCTAGGGGAACTGAACCCTGAGGCCGTCATCTTCGATGGCTTTGACGATTGCATCGTGGGGTACGCCACCCGCATGAACATGCCCGCCGTCATTGTGTACGACGAGGACCTGATGGTCGCGAACATGATGGCCCGTGGCGAGTTAGACCTTGACGAAGCGGTTGAGTACCTGTCCTTCAACACGTTCGGGATGTGGGCGGGTGAAGGCACTCCCATGATTTTGCGAAAGTTTGATGCCCCGGATTGAATGGGGTCGGGTCGTCATGCGATCCGACAAGGACGTCGACACCGGTTGGATGGACAAGGCTGCCTGTCAGGACCACCCGACCGAATTGTTCTTCTTCGACGAACGGATAGAACGGACACGGGTCGCCGAGGCGAGGGCCATCTGCGGTCAATGCCCGGTTTGGAAGAAGTGTCTGGACTACGCCATTGAGACACCGGTCGACTTCGGTATCTGGGGTGGATTCACATCACGGGAGCGGGTACGCCAGCGTTGGAACCAGCAGAAGGCGAACCAAAAGCGGAACGCCCCCAAGACGAATCCTGAGGGCGCCCGCTGATACATCACCTCCCATGCTGGGCCAATGGGGCTGACCACATCTTTCCATCTGTAAGGATTTAGTCAAATGGCGAAAAAGAAGCCTGAGAGGGCGCAGGACATCCGGTTTGAGGACGGCCCGTTGGATGGGGAACACCTCAGAGTCTCCCTCCCTCTCCCCGATGCTTTGAAGATGAACATGGGTCGGGACACTTATGTTCAAGTGGAAGGGAAACAGACCGTCTTCCGGTTTGACCCGGAGAGGTCCGTTCGTCCTATCACGACAGACCTGTTTGGTGACGTAGGCTGAACGAAATGGCAGACACCCCGTCACTGATCATCTGGGCAGGTATAAGTGTGGTAGGAGCAACAGGAGCGTTCCTTTTGGGCTCTCTGAATCTCAAGGAACGCATCTCCACAATGGCCCTTATCTCCGGTGGCGCCGCTGTATCCATGTGCGGCTTCAACGTGGGTGTAACCGCAGGGTTGGGCGTGACTGGTGGGATGCTTCTCCTAGTCGCGTTCTTGATGGGTTACGAGGGCTGAAATGGGATTTCTTGACGGGTTGAGGTTCACCGGCCACGATCGTGGTGGGTGGGCACGCGGCGGTGGCGGGGAGGGAAAGGCCTTCTACTACAACGAGCAAATGGGTTCCGTCAACCCGCTTGATAAGAAGAGGCCGTACAAGGACGACTGGGATGTGAACCGTGCGGTTGCGGAGGGCAACGACCGTGTCACTTGGGTGTTCAAAAGTATCTTCGCTATTGCGTCGAATGCCGCACGCCTCCCGATTGAGATCCTCAACGAGGACAACGAGTCGGTCGACAACCCTCTGCTGCCTGTCCTGAACAGGAAGGCAAATCCACACCACGACGCGTACAACTTCCGGTTCCAACTTTCTTCACAGGTCCTCCTGTCTAAACGTGGGGCGTTCATTGAGGTCGTCAAGGACCGGTTGGACAACGTCGTTGGTTTGTATCTGCTGCCGCCGCAGTGGACGTACCCGATCCCTGACCCCAAGAAGTTCGTTTCCGGGTATTCGATTCAGGTCCCCAACACCAAAGAGCGGATAGTCGACCCAGACAACGTCGTGTGGGTTCGCATCCCTCATCCCACTGACCCCTACCGAGGGCAGTCGCCTCTGGAGTCCTGTGGGCTAGCGATTGAGATCGACTACTACTCGCGTATCTACAACCGGAACTTCATGGTCAACGATGGCCGCCCCGGTGGCATCCTCATGGTCACGGGCGAGTTGGACGACGACTCTGCCGAAGAGATCCGTCGTAGGTTCCTTGGGAACACAGGATCCGCCCTTGGTGGTGCTGGCCGCATGACGATCATGGAGGCCGAGCAGGCCAAGTGGATTGACACGTCGATGGCGCAGCGTGACGCCCAGTACACGGAGACGAAGCAACTTGCCAAAGAGGAAATCCTCATGGCGTTCGGTGTCCCCGAGTCGGTCATCGGTAATGCTTCTGAGCGGACGTTCGCCAACGCCGACACGGAACTCGAAGTGTTCTGGCGTGAGACGATGCTCCCCCACCTGATGCTGATCGAACGAGCGTTCGACAGGCTTGACGGGTCTGAGGAACTGACAGTCAAGTTCAACCTTGATGACGTGGCGATCCTGTCTCGTGATGAGCGGGAGCGTGCCCTGTTTCATTTGGAGGAACTCAAGTTCGGGGCTATCTCCATTGACGAGTACCGGTTGAAGATCGGCCTTGACCCTGTTGGCGCTGACCTGCTGTATGTCCAAGCGAACCTGATGCCTATTGGTCAGGCAGTCGCCGCGGGGGAAACACCCTCCACTGATTTCGAGCCGCCGCAGTTGGCTTCGCCTGATGCTGTGCCGACCACCTCGCCGCAATCGGTGGAGCGGACACCGGTCGGTGAACCGACGGCGATGGTTCCAGAAGCAGCGGCCCTCAATGGTCAAGATGAGTCCAAGGGGGATAGGGAGTCGGCCCCTTTACCTGAATCCCCGTGGGGGTTTCAGTTCGGCGATCTCTGGATCGACGAGAAAACTGCTGATGAAATAAAGACCCGCCGAGACGACCAGATGGTGCGTCTGGCAGACTCTGTGGCGTTGCAAATGACAGCCTTCTTCCAGAGGCAGCGTCGTGTTGTTCTGGAGAAATGGAACTCGCGCAAGACCCGCGAGAAGGTCAACAAGGGAGTGTCGGTTGGGGTAAACGACATCTTTGACACCCCCACGTGGGACAAGCAACTCATCGCCGACGCTAAGACGTTCCTGATGGCCGCCATCATGGATGGTGGGAATGACATCGCTTTGATGACGAAGAAGGAACTTGACATGGACGAAGACGAGGTCGCCATGGCGGTCCTCGCTGGTTTGGCCATGTTCCCTGAGATCAATACGACGACCCGTCGCCAACTTGAGAAGAAGATCACCGATGGTATGGGTAGCGGGATGTCTGTTGACGACATCGCCGACGAGTTGAAGAGTGTCTTCGACACGTCGATCAAATCTCGGGCACGCCTTATCGCCACGAACACTGTTGTCTTTGGTGTGAACGAGGGCCAGATGGCGGTCGCTAAGAAGCAGGGTTACCGGTACAAGGTCTGGATGTCACAGCGGGATGCGAAGGTGCGTGTTACACACACCCACGCTGATGGTCAGGCACGTCCGATCATGGACCCGTTCCTTGTCGGCGGCTATCTGATGATGCACCCCGGCGCGTTCACGGCGTCTATCAAGGAAACGGCTAACTGTCGTTGCACGTTGGTCTTCACGAATGCCCCCTCTCAGACGGGTTTGCTTGAGTTCGGGCTCACCGAAGCGGATATTGAAGCCGTTCGGATGGGGCAGGTGATCCAAGCGGTCGCCCTGTGACCGTATAGGCAGCCTGAATGCTCCGACACTGAGACGTCTATACGCCCTAACCTGTCGTTTATGGACGCACTAGGAGGCACCGTGGGTTTAGAGTCGAAACAGGCGCGGGTAGAAGCAAAGGCTCTCAATGATGCCGAGGGCACCGTTGAGGCTGTTGTTTCTGTCACGAACATTGTGGACAACGTCAACGATGTTATTGAACCCGGCGCGTACAACGACACCCTGCAAAAGCGCATCCCCAAGGGCGTCTGGTCACACGACACGACCATCCCCGTCGCACGCACCCTCGCCGCTATCGAACTAGAGCCCGGCGATAAGCGGCTGCCAGCGCATCTACAGGCAGTAGACGCTGGCGGTGTGCTAGTCAAGATGCAGTTCAACCTGAATACCACCCGTGGCCGTGAGGCTTATGAGGACATCAAGTTCTTTGGTGGGGAGCAGGAGTGGTCGATCGGCTACTCGGTCCCCGAGGGTGGGTCAGAGATGAAGGGTGAAACTGGGGTCCGCCACATCAAGCGACTTGAGTGGTACGAGTATTCACCCGTCCTGTTCGGTGCTGCTCCGGGCACGGCCACCGTGTCTGTCAAGGAGATCCCCATTAACGAAATCGTTGAGGAAGCACCCGAGGAAGAGAAGGGCCCGATTGCTGGTCACGCTGTCGGGTTCGCTGACGATCGCCCGTGGAAGCCTGCGATGTACAAGAACGTGCGCTCTCCGGCGGACAAGGCTTACTACTCGAAGATTTTTGCTTTCTTGAAGAATGGGGAGGACCCCACCTTCAAGACGAACTACTCCTTTATCCACCACTACGTCAGTAGTGACGGGTCACCCGGGGCTGCTGCTCTAGGGGGTCTTCGTGAAGGTATTGGAAGCCTCAACGGTGCCCGTGGGGGCAGCGTGTTGCGGGGTAGCGACAGGAAGGGCGTGTACAACCATCTCGCCCGCCACTATCGCGAGAGTGGCGAGAAGCCGCTTGATCTGAAGTCAGATGAGGAAATGGAAGAGATTATGGAGTTGAAGGCTGCTCTGGCTGGCTTCGACTTCGAAGAGATAGACGCTCTCATCGATGAGGGTGCTGGCATAACCGAAATCAAGTCCACTTTGGAGGACATCATGGCTAATGACGCCGAAATCACCGAGACGACTGAGGCCGAAGTAGCCGATACCGGCAGCATCAGCACCCAGTCGGTTATCAACGAGGCCATTGCGGCTCTCAACACCCTGTCGGAGCGCCTTACCGATCTCGAAGAGAAGGGCGGAGATGCCCCCGGCTTCTCGAACACCGCCCCCGATTCGTCGGAGCGCGCCGAAGGTGCTGCCGCAGACGCCCCAGAGGTGGTTGAAGACCTCAGCCACGGTGGAACCCTGACGCCAGAAGAAATGGCTGTCGCAGGTTCCCCGGCAGGCGGAGATTCACCCGCGCCGAAGGCAAAGGCCCCGGTGGCCGAGGCCCCGGCAGAGGAAGAGGCCGAGAAGGCCGACGAGGTGGTTGAAGAGACCACCGAGTCTGAGCCCGAGGCTGAGAAGGTTGACCGTCTGAACCTCGCTGAGTTGCGTGAGTTCCAAGACCTCATTACTTACTCAGATCTGGGCGAGTAACAGGGTCTCCCAGCCGGTGATCCGGTCGGGAGTTAGACTGTAGGGGTAGCCGGTGACGACTGGAGATCCCCTTGGACTTATACGCAGAAATGCAGGGCGCTGGTAGACGAATCCAGCGCTTCCGTTTGGAAGTTATCCTCGAAGAGTTGCCTGAGGACGAGGCCCAATCGGTTATGGCCGCTCTCAACGATCCGGCTGTCTTAACGAGCAAGATCGCTCAGGTTCTCTGTAAGTACGGCCACCCTATTTCGTCTAACGCCGTGAGCAATTATCGCCAAAAGAAGTGCTTCCAGTCGTGAAAGATGACTTCAAAAAGGAGTTAGCCAAATCACGCCTCGGCAAGATCGCTGATCTTCTAGAGCGTTCGGGAATTGAAACTGAAGAGATCGGGTCCATTGAGAAGGTCCGCATCTCTGAGTGGCAGGGCATCACCAAGAACGAAGAGGGTGAAGCCGAGATACACGATCTCGGTGGCATCTCTGTTGTTATTGCCCCCGCATGGGCCGATGGTCCAGAGTGGCCCGTGGTCCAGCAGGCTGCACCGGTCACGATCAAGCCTGCTCCCAAGAAGGCCAAGTCCAAGTCCAAGTTCAAGACCGCCGTGATCCTCCCTGATCCTCAGATCGGGTACAGGATGTACGACGACGGCACCATGGATTCCTTCCACCACGAAGAGTCGATGGACGTCGCTCTGCAAATCACCCGAGCGGTAGACCCTGACCTGATCGTGAACCTCGGGGACTTCCTAGACTTCGCCGAGTTCGGCAAGTTTGAGCAGGAACCCGCATTCGCTAAGACCACTCAGGCGACCGTTGACCGGGGCCACCAGTTCCTATGTGAGCAGAGGGCAAATGCACCCGACGCACACATCGTCCTGCTGGAGGGCAACCACGACCGTCGCCTCCAGAAGTCAATCACGCACAATGCTGCCTCCGCTCTGCACCTGAAACGGGCTGAGGTGCCAGAGGACTGGCCAGTCATGTCAGTCCCTTTCCTGTTGCGGCTGAACGAGCCCCATCTGAACATCGAATACGTTGGTGGGTACCCGGCAGGGATCTTCTGGATCAACCAGAATCTTGCCTGTATCCATGGCCACATCACCAGAAGCCGTGGTTCAACGGTCGCCGCTGTGGTCGACGATGAACGCACGTCTGTGATCCACGGCCATATTCATCGGATCGAATTGCAGCACAAGACCCGACGCACATTTGAGGGAGCGAAGCGGAGTCTCGCGGCTTCACCCGGGTGCCTGTGCAGGATCGATGGTGCGGTACCATCCACGAAGGGTTCGACGGACCCTCATGGCAGGCCTGTGAACGCAGTGGAAGACTGGCAACAGGGTATGGCTGTGGTTACTTACGAGGAAGGCGACGGGAATTTCAATGTCGAACTCATCCCCATCTCCCGAGGGGAGTCCATCTTCCGAGGCGACTACTTCTCCGCTTCCTGAAGACGACAAAGCACATTTGTTCGATGAGGGGATTCCACAAGCCCGTCACTTCCCGGTAATCACGATTGTTCTCTCATTGGACGACCCCAGTGAACCAAACCATGTTGATCTGGGATCGGTCCCTCCGCAGATCGCAGCGGGCGCTCTTGAGGGCATCGCCAACCATTTGAAGAAGTTGACGTGGCCGAGTCGCGTTACCTACGCAGGGAACACTATTTTCGACCCCGAACAAATGATGCCCGACATGGACGACGACGAAGATTTGTCCTAACCCTCCGTCATTTACATGGAGACTTCTGTAACGATGTCTTTGACGGGGTGCTTACCTCGTGTACATCTATTCACCTACACACGAGGTAAAGCATTATGGCGATTCAGGATTCCCATCTTCGGGAACTGAAGACCGCCCTTCGCGACACTCTTAGCGAGAACGACGCAATTGTCGATCACGCCGAGGCTGGTCGTGAAGAGGGTGGTCCCGATATTCAGGTTGACGGAAAGCACCTTCAGGGCTTCCGCGCAAACCTGACCAAGGCACGCGACCTGCGCGAGCAGATCGAAGCCTACGAAGGCCAGAAGGAGATGCAGGACTGGGCTTCTGCATCGACTGAACAGCCTGAGGTTGTTACAGAGGCCAAGGAGCATGGTTTCGGCTCCGTTGGTCAGGGTTTCGTGGACTCGGATGAGTTCAAGTACCTGAATGGTGGCGCCAACGGCCTCACCATGCATGTCCCCTACAACGTCAAGGGCGACCTTGGCGGCATGTGGCAGCGCAAGGACGTCTACACGACGCTTCCTTCGGGCACCCCTGCACAGTTCGGCACGCCTCAGCGTGACGCGATTGTGGAGAGGGCTCACCGCGCTGCACGCGTGAGGGACCTGTTCAACGTCCAGCAGACCAGCACCAATCTGGTCGAATACTTCCGGGTCACCGGCTTCACGAACAACTCCGCCACTACGGCAGAGCGTTCGGGATCACCCGAGACCTTTACCAGTTACCCACAGTCGACGCTGACCATCGCTGGCGCGCAGGCTCCGGTTCGCAACATCGGACATTACGAGGTTGCTCACCGGAACGTGCTTGCCGACGAGCCCGCAATGCGGGGCATCATCGACAACGAGTTGCTGTACGGCCTCCGTCTCACCGAGGATGATCAGATCCTCAACGGTGACGGTACCGGCACCAACCTCACGGGTATCACCAACGCTGGTGTCTCCGTACAGGCACTGGGTTCGGATACACGGATCGACGCGATCCGTAAGTCCATCACCAAGATTGCTCTCGCTTACTACGAGCCGACTGGTATGGTCATCCACCCGACTGACATGGAGCAGATCGAACTTGAGAAGGACGGCGACAACCGTCACATGCTCACTGCTTCGATTGCCCTTGGTCCCGAGGCACGCATTTGGCGTCTTCCGGTTGTTGAGTCCGCTGCGATCACTGTAGGAACCGCTCTTGTCGGCTCCTTCGGTATCGGTGCGACGCTCTATGACCGCATGGAAGGCAGCATCCGCATTTCCGAGAACCACTCGGACTTCTTCGTGAGGAACGCCATTGCGATCCTCGCCGAGGAGCGGATTGCTCTCGCCGTCAAGCGGCCCGAGTCCTTCTGCATCGTGACGGGCATCTAGCCCCGACACCGCAGTACTTGATAGGGGTCGGATCCTTCGGGGTCCGGCCCCTGTCATGTTTTCGGGTTCCTGTGGTATTGTCTGTCCATGGAAGACACCCGTAAGACAGTCGTGTCCGATCGTGACCTCTATGAGGAAGCGAAGGACGGGTCCAAGTTTCTCTTGGCGCGCAAAGGCGAGCGAGTGACGCTCGCAGTCGCTAAGAAGTTCGGCGTGATGCCGATTGAGTCGGCTTCCGGCATCCCGGTGCTGGAGTCGAAAGTGGTTGGTGCTACGGAACGAAGCGTTCTGTCAGCGTCAGCACACAAGAGGGCCTTCTAACCCTCTCCCTCCCACTGACTATTCCGTGGAAGCGTTTTCCATGAGGGCGACTGCCCTACTCATCTTCCATCTGAAGTGAGCCGCGTACACGATCGCCGCCGATACAAATACGGCGACTACAACGACGACTGCTAGAGCGATGACGAGGTATTCAATGATGCCCACAGAAGAAGCATATCTGTGAAGCGCTCGGGTCCTCCCGAGCGGCGCACTCCCCTTAAGCGGAGCGGACGCCTGAACCCAATGAGTGCTAAGCGGAGGGCTGAACTCGGCATGCGTAAGCGTGTCCGTGAAGAGGTCCACGAACGCGATGCGTACA